GATATATTCCACAATACTCGGCGTTAATCATGTCAGAGTTCGGCACTACGTTCGACCAAGACGTTGCGGAGTGCATCAAATCACTCGGCAACGAGAAGGTCTTCCTGAAGAACTTCTTCTTCGAACGAGTTCTACAACTACATCACCCCAAGCTGGACGGGAACGAAGAACTGAAGTTTGCATTCATGGTCACACTAATCGACTTTTTGAACGGTGTTGGCTATGTCCAGTCTAGCCCCAGTCAATGGGACTACGTCGTGGATCCAGTCATGCCGGCTGACGAGTTACTTGATCTCATGCTTGGCACTCGCCTACCCGTTTACAAGTCCAGCGATCTGGGCGGCGAATACGCCTCAATTGACACATTAATGTGCTTCTTTCCAGAAGTGCTTCGACGCAATTCACTAGTTACAAATGAACGGAAATTCATGGCAGCGCGATTCCGTCAATGGATCGGTAACATTGGCTTCAAGCTAATGACTACATCCAGTGATCAGTTATCACAGGCGGAGCGCTCCTTCCTTGTAATTTATGGGAGCACAAAACGCAACACGAAGGGTTATATCACAACGTTAGACGAAGCACCAATTCGCCCAGTGGAGTGTAAAGACCCTCTTGTTGTTGAAGTTGGCGCTCTGGCCACCGCCTCTTGCATCGCCGGCCCTTGCACTAACCACTATAAGCTGATCTCAAATACCATTCTGGAACAACTTATGTTCTATTACGGACCACACGTCAGCGATCTGAAAACATCTGTCGGCTTCGAGCGCAACTATGGCCCATTCAGGGTGTTTGATACAACACCTGAAGAGACCATTCCATGGCTGCTGGAATCACAACTGACAGGCGTCTCCGCGATGGCGTCAAACATTACAATCAAACCAACAAAGCAACCACCCTTTACTCTACGGGTGCCTTTGCCGATCATGTTCAAGAACAACTTTGGACAACTAGCACTATACGAAGATGTACCAGAATTTCATCTTTATCTCACCAACCAAGACGACGTCAGTCGCTTTACGTGGGATTACTTCTCAAAATGGCGCGGCCGTCGCATCCATTCCTTAAACGACGGTGGCACTATGGACTATGCATTGATCGACCTGGCGGTTCAAACTAAAACCGCGGGCGGCATGCAAACGGAAGCCACTGATCTATCGGGCGCCGGCATTTGCTGGCTGACCGATGAAGCTGAGAAGAAAG